GCACCTTTATCACCTGGTGCATGGCGGTAGTGATGGCGTGGCTGGGCGGCATGGACCTGAAGGACATGTCCACCGTGGCCGGGGTATTCATCGGCCTGCTGATGGCGCTTATCAGCTGGTACTACAAGCACAAAACCTATCAGCTGCTGCTGAGCGGGCGCATCTCGCGGGGTGATTATGAATCTGCAGACCGTTAAACGCTGCGCCGTGGGCGTGGTGCTGGCACTGGCCGCCACGCTGCCCGGTTTTCAGCAGCTGCACACCTCCGTGGAGGGGCTGCGGCTGATTGCCGATTATGAGGGCTGCCGCCTGCAGCCGTACCAGTGCAGCGCGGGGAAGTGGACCGACGGGATCGGCAACACCTCCGGCGTGGTGCCGGGCAGGTCCATTACGGAACGGCAGGCGGCGGGGAATTTCATCACCAACGTGTTACGCACCGAGGCGGCACTGGCGCGCTGCGTGGCGGTCTCCATGCCGCAGCAGGTTTATGACGCGCTGGTGTCGCTGGCGTTCAACGTCGGCACCGGCAACGTCTGCGGCTCTACGATGGTGGCGTTGCTGAAAAAGGGCCAGTGGCGCGAGGCGTGTTATCAGCTGCCGCGCTGGGTTTATGTGAAAGGCGTATTTAATCAGGGGCTGGATAACCGGCGCGGACGTGAACTGGCATGGTGCCTTAAGGGAGTCTGAGCACATGAAGAACATCATCGTGATGGTTCTTTTTTTTCTGGGGATTGTGTTGTGGCAGTCGTGGAACCTGCACAACGCCTATCAGAAGATTCATGCCCATGAAGCAGTAATAGAATCTCAGGGAAAAAAGCTGAGCCAGAAAAACAGCCAGCTGATTGCGCTGAACATCCTGACGCAGACAAGCAGCCAGGCACAGACGCAGCTTTACGCCGCCGCCGAACGCAACGGCCAGCTGCTGCGCGACCGCCAGCGAAAGATTGAGGAGCTGAAACGTGAAAATGAAGACCTTCGCCGCTGGAGCGATACCGCTTTGCCTGATCCTGTTGTCCGGCTGCGCCAGCGACCGGCCCTCGCAGGAGGTGAATCTTACCGTCAGTGGCTGTCCGAAAATCACCCGCTGCCAGCTGGACCAGGCAGCACTGCGCACTAACGGCGACCTTCTGGCCCTGCTGGACGAAACGGAAGCCGCCTGGGCGGCGTGTGCCGGTAAGGTGGATACCATCATCAGTTGCCAGGAAAAAGACGATGAACAAGCCTCAGTCCTTACGCAGCGCCCTGAATAAGTCGGTCCCTTACGTGGCCGACAACCCGGACCGCCTGCACCTGTTCGTGGACAGCGGCCAGCTGGTTGCCACGTCAGCCGCTTCCCTGTCGTGGGAGTATCGCTACACGCTGAACGTGGTGATCACCGACTTCACCGGCGATCAGAACCTGCTCATGGCCCCGATGCTGTTGTGGCTGCGCGACAACCAGCCCGACGCGCTGCAGAACAGCGAGGCACGCGAAAGGCTGTTTTCCTTTGAGGTGGATATTCTGGCAAATGACCGCTGTGACATCAGCATGGACCTGAAGCTGACCGAGCGCGTGATAGCGACCATTAAGGACGGTAAAGCCCGCATTGAGGCGGTGCCGGAACCGGACGCGCCGGAGGAATTCTGGGCGGTGAAGCATGGCTGAACTGCATGAAGTGGATGCCTGGCTGGCTGCGCTGCTGGCACAGCTGGAACCGGCGGCCCGGAAAAAGATGCTGCGCGAGGTGGCACGCGACGTGCGCCGCATTCAGCAGGCAAATATCACCGCGCAGCGTTCCCCGGACGGCAACGCATGGGAGCCGCGCCGCGTCAGTGCCCGCAGCAAAAAGGGCCGCATCCGTCGCGGCATGTTTGCGAAGCTGAAAACAGCGAAGTATCTGAAGGCGCAGGCGAATGCAGACGCGGCTGAGGTTGCCTTTGTGCCGGGGGTTCAGAAGCTGGCCCGCGTCCATCACTACGGCCTGCGGGACCGGGTAAGCCGTCGCGGCCCGATGGTAAAATATGCGGAACGTCCGCTGCTGGGCGTGAATGGCGACGTGGAAAGCACGGTGCGTGAAGCACTTTTAGGCTGGCTCAGTAAATGAGTCAGCCTTTATGGCGCAATGGTAATGTATTTTACTTTTTCAAAGAAAAATAAAAGATCTTAAAACATTCTCGTCAAACTCTTACTTGGTGTTAGTAAGTCTGACTGAACTATTTTATCATCGCTTATGCCAAACATCCTTAATACACATCTAACACTGCTGGGAAATGGTTCAGATGCATACGGTGAAATGAAAACTTTATGGATGAGCCTATTTATATCGATATCTATAAATTCAGGGGCGGGCTTTGCTTCATCTAAATTATGATAACTCTTATTTGGCACAAAGTATAATCTTGCTTCATTTTCATGCGCGAATGCAGTTCTTTTAAGTAAAGGGCCGATATTACCGTTCACTATACAATCTCCCGGCTTGAGGTCAGGAGAGTCAAAGTTAATATATTTAATTTCGCTAAAATATATAATATCTGCTCTGGAATCAACCACTGATTCGATAAGCGATCCGGCAGTAGTTTGTATCGCTATCCCTTTATGCGTATCGGAATATAGTTTCCACATTGCCTCGGATTCAAAATCATTTTTGTGCCAGCAATTTACCACGACAGAACTCATGAGATTAAAATAAACATCTTCCATTTTAACTGCATGTGATAAAGCCTTAACCCTTAGCTTATCAAATTCAAGTGTCGTCTCAGATTTTAATTCTTCGGAATCAGGGTTACTTGATAAAATATGTTCTTGAAGTCGATTAATACGTTCCAGCAAATCACCTTGTGTGCTACTAAGCACACCTGCAATTGCATCGAGCGATGCTTTAGGTAACAACCCTTCAAATGGATCACTTGATGCGTAATATTTAATAGGTGTGAAGAAAAGTTTTTTTGTATCAAGCAGATTTATTAAACGGTCTAATGTCATATAACGCCATAGGTTCTGGCTTTTATCAATATTCGGAGTGACATGTTCAGCTTTTATGCTCATAACAAACCTTCAGGGTATTGTGTGGTTGATGAAACAATAGCATGAGGATTCATTCGACCAAAAAAAAAAGCATGCTAATTGAATGAACGAAAAACTAACTGAAATCATGCGTCTCATCACCAACCTGATCCGCACCGGCACCGTGTCCGAGGTTGATCCGGTGAACTGGCTGTGCCGGGTGAAAACGGGCGACCTCGAAACCAACTGGATTAACTGGCTTACCCTGCGCGCCGGTAATACGCGCACATGGTGGCAGCCCACCGTCGGGGAACAGGTTGTGCTGCTGAGCCTGGGCGGCAATCTTGAAACCGCTTTTGCGCTGCCCGCCATTTATTCCGAAGCCTTCCCGCCGCCCGACTATTCAGAAGACGGCACCACCACTGTGTTTAAGGACGGTGGCTGGTTTCAGTACGAGCCGGAAAACGGCCAGCTGCTGATAAAGAACATCAAGAGCGTGCGCATTGAAGCGGCAGACGGCATTCAGCTGATCACCGATGCGCTGGGGATAGAGGCCAGCCAGACACGGATTAACGGTGACACCACGATGAACGGTGATGTGACCCACGGCGGCGGTTCAATGAGTTCTAACGGCGTGATTGCTGATAAGCACTTACACAACAAAGTGAAGACCGGCACCGATATATCAGGAGGCCCGCAATGATGTATCTCGGCATGAACCGCGACAACGGCAAAGCCATTACCGATATCGATCACATCCGGCAGAGCATGCGCGACATCCTGATCACCCCGGAAGGCAGCCGCATCGCCCGGCGTGATTACGGCTCGCTGCTGTCGGTGCTGATTGACCAGCCACAGAACGACGTGATCCGCCTGCAGGTAATGGCGGCAGTCTATGTCGCCATCAGCCGCTGGGAGCCTCGCGTGAGGCTGAGCACCGTAAACCTTACCAGCGACTTTGACGGCTCTATGGTGGTTGAGCTGACCGGCCAGCGGGATGACGGTTCGCCGGTTGCTATGTCTGTACCAATGGGGGTGAACAGTGGCAGTAATTGACCTTTCCCAGCTGCCCGCACCGCAGATTATTGAGGTGCCGGACTTTGAATCGCTGCTGGCTGAGCGCAAAGAGGCGCTGATTGCGCTTTATCCGGCGGATGAACAGGCCGCCATGCGCCGCGTGCTGGCGCTGGAGTCAGAGCCGATTGTGAAAAGTCTGCAGGAAAACACCTACCGCGAAATCCTGTTGCGCCAGCGCATCAATGAGGCGGCGCAGGCGGTAATGGTGGCCTACGCAATCGGCAGTGATCTGGACCAGCAGGCCGCCCGCAATAACGTGAAGCGCCTGACCATTACGCCTGCGAATCCCGACGCGGTGCCGCCGGTGGATGCGGTGATGGAATCGGACGACGCACTGCGCGTGCGCGTGCCGGAGGCGTTTGAGGGGCTGAGCGTGGCCGGACCGACGGGCGCGTATGAGTTTCACGCTAAAAGCGCCGATGGCCGGGTGCAGGACGTGTCCGCCATCAGCCCGT